ACGACCAGGGATCGTTGTCAAAAGGAATTATTCGGCGAGCCGGCCGATCCGACCGCCCTGGGAACTGGGGCCATACCGAAAGAATGCCTCGGCGAGACCACGCGCAAAGCCGGTGTCCCCAATGCGTTTGAAATCTGCCTGGTGAAGCACGCCAGCGGTGGTTGGTCGAAGATTTATCTTAAACCTTACGAACAAGGCGCAAAGAAATTCATGGGGTACAGGCTTCATGGGTTCTGGGATGACGAAGAGCCGCCGGAAGATATTTTATCGCAACAGAAACGCGCCACGCTTTCCACCGACGGCATAGGGTATCTTACCTATACGCCGGAAGATGGGATCACGCGCACGGTGCATCAGATCATGTATTCCCGTAATCCAGGAGAAGCCCTGATTACGGCCACATGGGACGACGCGCCGCATATGACTCCGGATAAGAGACGACAATCGTTGTTGAAATTCCCGGAACATGAACGGGAAATGCGGTCTCAAGGCAAGCCCATGATTGGTACCGGCATGGTTTATCCAGTTGACGAAGGAAAGATAATCATCGATCCATTCCGTATCCCCGGTCATTGGCCGAGGATCATCGGCGTGGATTTTGGATGGGAACACGCTGCCACGCTTGTTTGCCTGACATGGGATCGGGATACGGATATTCTCTATTTATACGATTGCTGGAAGCAATCCAGAGCATTGACTGAAATTCATGCTCAGGCGATTAGAAGCCGTGGTGAATGGGTTCCCGTTGTTTGGCCGCATGACGGCATGAAACATGATCCCAAATCGGGGAAACCCATGGCAGATCTGTATCGGTCCATGGGAGTCAATATGCATTTTCAGCCATTTTCCAATCCACCTTCTATCGGCCAGAAGGAAGGACAAGGCGGGAATGGAGTGGAGATCGGAATTCAGGAAATACTTTCGCGCATGGAAACCGGACGATTCAAAGTATTTTCCAATCTCAAGGATTGGTTCGACGAATGGCGCATGTACCATCGCAAGAATGGTGAGATCGCCAAATTTAATGATGATCTGATGGATGCCACTCGTTATGCGATTATGATGCGAAGGCATGCCATAACCCAACCGATCAGGCAAAAACCTCAACAATCTTATGCAGGATTAAGCAACTGGTGAGCACAGAAAATATAAAGAAACGGAAAATCAGTCAAAAAGACTGGGATGTAGTCGCGGGGAAAATCCGCGATGAATTAAAAAGCCGTCAGAATCAAAAATTTCGCAAAACGCATGAATTGATTTGGAAAGAAGTTGATCGTCAATTGGCGATGGAGCCAATGAAGCGTTTTGCCAAAGATGGAAAGAAAATTGATCCGGAATGGAGATCGGTACTTGAACTTGGTGAATTGGCAAAAGCTTCAGAGATTATTGCCGCTGATGTTATGCGGCTTACTTTCCCCACGACACGCTCCTGGTTCGAGGTTCACTCTGAAATTCCGGCGGTACTCGACGATACTGGCACGAAACAAGTAGACGCCAAAGCGCAAGATTTTATTGATCGCGCTTATCGTGCATTATTGGTGCAGCAACATCTTGATTTCGGCCTAAAGGCACGTTATGAGCTTTCGGTTAAGGAATCGCTGCATCATGGGTCTTATGTCACCGAAATTCGCTGGGAGAATCGTATTCGATTGCATGGTGGTACTGGGGTAGAACAAGTCTCCGCGCCCATTTGGGTTCCGTATTCCATGTGGAATTCTTATCCCGACCCCTCGCCATCGGTAATTGGTACCGACTTGTTTTATACCGGCTCGATGATCTTGGTGGATTATCTTCCGCTTTATCTTTTAAAGAACATGGCGCAAGGCGAAGGCTGGATGTTGGAGAATTTGAATAGAATCAAAAAGAAAACAAATCAGAACAAAGATGTTGAAACCGAGGATGTGGAGTTAATCAAGTATTACGGTGATCTGGAAATAGAAAGAGGAGACGGCAATATCTTGTTGCCGAATTCCAAGGTTATTCTTGCAAACGATGTGATTGTCTATTTTGCACCGAATGATCTTGCTTCCCCATCTATTATTTATTCCGGTTATGAGCGCGTGGATGTACGCGACCCATATTATACTTCGCCGTTGATAAAACTCTCGCCAATGCAAAAATTGGGAAGTCAAATGGCGAATAAGCTGATTGATTCCATGGCAATGAGAGTGGAGCCGCCAATAGCTTATGATGCCAACGATCCGCAACTTGTCTTGGACGGCGGGCCACGCATGGCTCCGGGAGCGAAGATCGGGGTCAAGGGAAGTTATGGCGTCAAGGAAATACAAGCGGGTGATCCGCAAGCGGCGATGGTCGGTTTAGAATTCATAATTGCACAATTGAATCAAGGATTGGGAATAAATGCCATTCGTTCCGGCGCGGGAGACGACAGGACGGACAAAACGGCCACGGAGATCACGACATCGGATGTCAAGGCCGAGATCAGAACGGCGGAATTCGTGGACAAACAAGAGCGTCATGCGTTGCGGCCATTTCTTTATATGCAACATGAATTGAACAAAAAATATCTCCAAAATTATACGTTTTACAATCCAGAGATGGATGCTCCTGATTTTATGCAAGTTACCGCCGAAGACATCCCGGTGAATGTGGTTTTCGATGTTGTCGGTTCGCGCGGAGCCTTGGGGGAGAGAGCCAGGGCGCAACGAGTCGGTGAAGTCACGGCTTTCCTGTTATCCAATCCCATGACACAAAAGCTCCCGAATGTCGTGGAATTGGCTAAACAGGCTTATCAGGATGCCGGGGTTAAGAATCCAGAGAGATTCTTGAATCTCGATCAGGGGTTGCCGCAGGAAGCCATGATGATCGCGCAGGAAGCAGAACAGATGATTCAGCAGGCGCAACAGCGTATTGGCGAATTGGAAAAAGAATTGGCTATTACCAAGGCCGTCAATGAAGCAAAAGTCATGGAAGCACAGATGCGCGCGGAAACACAAATAAATATCACCGAATTCAAGACTCAACTTGAAGGAGAATTGAGCGTGCTTAAGGCGCAATTGGAAGTGGCGAAATCCGCCGGAAGCCAGCAGGGACCGGCCATCTCCATATCGGAGATAAACTCCATTGTCGGTTCGCTCGATAAGATTCTGTCTATTTCCGAGAAACAGACATCGGAAGTGGACAACAAATTATCGGAAATGAATAAGACAGTAAGCTCTCTTGTCAATCACATGAGCAGGCCGATTAAGGTCAAAGTTACACGCGATGCCAATGGCAAATTGGCCGAAGCAACTGGAGCTAGGGAATAATGGCTAGGGGCGACATCGTCGTATTCAACGAGGCCCTGGCCCTGATTCAGGACGGCGGGTGGGAGGCAGCCGACGACATCAAGGTCGCCGTTTGCGACAACACGACTACCCCGGCGCAGACAACGGTCACGCCGGCTCTCGGTGATTTCACGGAAGTCGGCGCGGCCGGGAGTTATATCGCCGGGGGAACGTCTCTGGGAACGTGGGGAACGATCATAACTCAATCCGGCGCGGTGGCGACGGCCGATTCATCCACTAACCCATCCTGGGCGCAACACGCCTCGAACGACACCGATGCCTATTGGGGAATTCTGTACAATGACACACAGGTCGGCGATCCCGCTTTTGCCTATGTTGATCTGGGGGGGCCCGTGAACATGTCCGCCGGCAGCCTGACAATCAACTGGAACGCCTCCGGTTTTTACACGATAACCAATACCTGATATGGCCGATACTCTAACAAAAACTCAGTGGGACGCCGGCGCAGTGGTAGCTACTGACGACATCGCCGGTATTCACTTTCCGAGAGTCAAACTGGTACATGGCGCGGACGGCACCAATGCCGGCGATGTGGCGGACGCTAATCCGTTTCCGACCGCCCCGCCTATAGATGTCGCCACGCATATCGACACCACGATAGTCACGTTAGCCGTCGGCGCGACCTATAATTCGCCCGCGTTCGATACGACCGTAGTGGGCAAATTTGTCACGCACTACATCTATGCCGATGTCGCCGGCACGCACAATTATCAGGAATCGCACGATAACGCGACCTGGCGAACCGTTGACGGCGATGCCGTGTCGGCGGGAGCGGTGTTCGTCGAGGAACATATCTGCAATGCGCGGTACCACCGCGCCCAGTATGTGAACGGTGGAACGATTCAGGCGACGTTTAATCATCAGGTCGTTTGTTCCTTTGTCGGTGTCCCCCATGAAGTCGGTTTTCGTCCCGGCGATAACATCGTCCAGGGCGACAAGACCACTAACACCAGCGCCCCCTCGGCCGAAGCACACGAGGTCATCGGTTGCATTGCCAACGCCGCCGCCCCGTCCTACACGGAAGGCAACGTGGTCATGCCGCGAGTCACCCTCGCCGGAGACACCGCCGTTACGCTCGACGGCGAATCCGTGGTTGTTACGGCCACGAATCTTGATGTTCGTGACTTAACCTCGGCCTCCGATTCCGTGGCCGCAGTCTCAGCGGGAGACGTGGCTCACGATGGGGTGGACTCGGGCAATCCAGTAAGCGTGGGCGGTATCGCCAGATCGGCGCTTACCTCGGTCGCCGCACTTGACCGCGTCAAGGCAATTTTCGATCTTCAGGGCAGACAGATTGTCAGAGCCAATGTCCCGCGTGGTTTAAGAATCAAGAATACCATCACGCTGACTTCAACCACGGAAACGACTTTACTTGCGGCGGCAGCGGCGACTTTTCACGATCTCACGAAACTTTGGATTTGCAATACCTCGGCTACGGCGGTGCGTGTGGATTTTCGAGATACAACGGCGGGTTCGGTATTATTTTCATGGTATGTCCCGGCCGGACAATCAGTGGGATTCACGGATTCTAACGATCCAATAGAGCAAACGACGGTTAATACCGCATGGACGGCGCAACTGTCGGCGGCGGTGACTGACGTAAGAATTTTCGCGGCTGCTGTAAAGAACATAGCCTAATGTCCATCTCGCTCAGAGCGGTCGGGACCTACACGAACGGCACGGCGAACCTCACGCCGGGCATTCCAGCGGGTGCCGTAACCGGCGACATGATGCTGTGCTTCTACGGCACCAAGCCCTATAGCGACGCCCCAACCATAAATCAAAGCTGGAACAATTACGGGAGCGCGACGGACGGCACGGTGGCGGCTGGCGTGGATGTTGGCTCCATGCAGATACGAGTCTTCTGGAAGCAGCACACCGGCAGTGAGACGAACCCGACGGTTACCAATGCGACGAACAACGTTTCCGGTTGCGTCATCATAGTATTTCAAAATGCTACAAATTCGTGGGAGATAGCCGGAGCGGGAGGTGGAGATAATACCGCCGGTACGGGATTCTCGGTGACTGCCAGCAGCAACCCGGGCATTACTGCCGGGGACATGCTTGTGGCTTACGCCGCGCTCCGCTCAGACGCGGCCACGCAGTCGGCAATCGGCGTCACCGCGACCAGTGCGACCATAGCGGCTTTCACGGAGTCACCTGCGGCTGACCTGGTGACGACCGCCGGTGGCGACATGGCGATGTCCGGTGGGTACGCCGCCTGCACGGCGGGGACGGCCACCGCCGCGCCGGTGTACGCCTCGACGCTGGCCGCCGCGCATACAGGTTCGGCGTATATCATGCGACTGCGCGAGGCG